TTGCAAGTCTGCCTTCAATAGTTGATCTAACTGTGTTTAAATCTACTGCAGCCATTATTCCCTCCTAAATTCATCTTGAATAAAACCTTCAAGCTGTTTGGCAATCAACTCTGGATAACCTTTGATTGTATTTTGATTTGGTCTTGTTCTATATCTACCACCCCAACTTGGTGGAAGGCTTGTACCATAAGCAACTGGTTCAGCATATTCCACATCTGTAAATACTTCCCCAACAAATGGTTGTATATCATTTTGCCAAGAACCTCTAAGGTTATTTGTATCAACAGGTGTTGCTTTTTTTACTCGTTCCTCCCATAACAAAGTTGCTTTTTTAACAGTACGAATAACTTTATCTTCAAAGTGTTCGCCAATACCAGACAGCCTTATCTCTCTTGCCATAATTACCTCAGTACAAGTTCAAAACTAATTGGTGTATTGTTCTGTTCATTAACAGAAATACTGATAATTTTAAATTCAACACTACTTATGACAACTCTATCTTTTGTTGTAGGTACAAAGGTTATATCATTTGCAGATATAGTAAGAATCTTATCTTGCGACTCAATAAGATCGTTTACCTGTGACCTTGAAACATTATCAAGTATACCTTTTATGGTTGTATCAGATGTTGTTTCTGTTATTGCACCAGTAGTTGTATTATAGCTGCCAGTGCTAACTCGCCTTATTGTTACATCTCCACCAAGTTTACTTAGTGTCTTTGATGCGGCTTTTTTTAAGGCGTTTGCAAGGCTCATATCAAATAAGCAATAACAGTTCCACTATCAAGCTTGACACTTGTAATAACACCTTCAATAGCAGTATTAGATTTAAACTGCAAAGACGTTAAATCGCCTGTAATGTTTTCAGCAACCAAAGTATTGATAACTGAATCTTGTAATGCTTTTATACAGCCAAAACGACCTGTATGTGCAGCAGTATCATTAATAATTTTGGCGGCTGGGTAATAGCTCATTGTTAACTCCGTTTGATTGCGACGTTGCCGGGTCCACTTATTCGTAAACCAGTAAAGTACCGTTCAAATAGTGGTGGTACTCTATCAGCACCTACCGAACCATAAAAATTCGGTGTTGCATCTAGATTACCAATTTTTACATTCTTAAAATCTTCAAGACCACTTAATCCTAAACCATTACGATTATTATTCAAGTAAACAGCGAGTATGACTTGCGCTTTTTTAACTTGCTCTGGTATTTCTGTCTCTGCAAAATAGTCTGTTGATATACGAAATGGAAACCCTATTGAATATGTATTTATATAAGTATCTGGTTTCCTTACACCCTGTCTAGGCCATTGTAATGCCTGTGTATTAGTTACTCTCGCACCTAAAAATCTTTCTCGGTCAACTCTGATTGCAGCAGTATATAAAGCTCTGTTTTTATTGTCAGTATTAGAACCATCCCATGCAGCCACATCATCATCTGCAACAAGACCTTCTATTATTGCGTTTGCATCAGACAGAGTTATGTAACTATTCGCTGATGCTCCTCCTACTGTTGCGTCTATCGAGATTGCCATTTTGTTTTACTTTGGTTTTCTTTTTTTTAGAGGGAGCAGAGACTACCAATTTGGCAGCCTCTTGTTCTCTCATACGCTTAAAAGCGAACATTCCCATTAGCTTGAAGCACCTTTAAGTGCAACAAAGTTAATGACAATCGCTTCACTTAAGTTACCAGCAGAAGCATTAGTAACTGTTACCTTAAAAGAACCAGCAGCAATAGTGCTAACTCCTACAAGATATGAACCAGCAGTTCCACCAGAACCGTGGTTTACTACGACACAATCAGTAGCAGCGATTTTATCGTTTGTTACTGTAAATGTTACTTCAACACCAGCGTCAAGCTGTGCATTGTTCATAGTAATTTGTCCACTCTCTGTATTGAGAGTTACACCTGTTGATTTGTTTGTTGCTTGGGTTACTGTACCACCTGTTGTTGGTCCAGCTAACTTACCAGCACTAACCTCGAATAAACTTGGCATGATTTAATTACCTTTAGTCTTGAGTGGATACGTTGGTAGCTCTGACGATACCAATGTTCTTTGTCTCGTAAACTTTCGACCAATTAGCTACGGTTGCAAGTTGTGTTCTATTAGGGTTTGTTGTAGTAACAGCCCACTTTGAACCAACAGGATGATATGTATAGTGAAGATCAATAGCCATAGCATCAGACTTTGCCAGAATGTCTCTGTCTGTCTCTGTTGTTAGGCCAGCTTGCTCGCCACTTGCTACTGCACCAGCAGTAAAGAAATATGTACTGTACTCTGTTGAAGCACCACTACCAGTGGTAGAAACATCATCAGAAACAATAACTCTTAGTCCACAGTATGTTGGAACTGTATCGTTTCCACCAGCATATGCAGGGGCAATAGTACCACCAGATGCTGTTGCAGAACCGCCGTTTCCATCAGATGCAAGAACATAGTCAACCATTTTTCTCTCAACGAGATCATAGTAAACTTTACTGTGCATACAAACTGCTGTTAGCTTGTCGCCTTGATCGCCAAGAATTGATCTTGCTTTTGCAACGTGCTTTGGAGATAAACCAGTTGGTGTATCGCCTGACTCAGAATCAATAGTAAGACCAAAGAAAGCAGAGTTGCTATCGTTAGCATTTATTGAACCGAATACTCCATCAAGACAAGCAAGTAAATCTTTTTGTCTTTGGTTTGCAATGTAAGCACCGATCTTTTGACCGATTGCTGCCATTGGGTCTGAACCTGCTGCGAGTGCAGCTAAATCACGAGATTCAAACGCACGACCACGATGTAAGATAACACCAACTTGTTTGTCAGTGGAAATCTTGCCGGGTGTCAATGAAGATGAATCTGAAAGAACCTCAAAATCGCCACTTAGGTTAGCGGAGAAAAAAGGTACATTTACGAAATCACCACCCTCTGTTGCATTTAGCTCTGCCATTGGTGCGACCACACCGCTTGCAAGAAAGGCATCTCGCTGAGTGGTCTGTTCAATGACATAAGGCGTAAATATCTCAGGGATGATAATATCACTCCTTAGAACTGCCATGTCCTGAAAAATAATTTTAACGGTGTGGGCGTAACCCTATTTTGGCCTAGCGTAACTTTGCCTAATATTTATATACTAACGTGTTTTGGCAATATCTCTCAACTTTTGCCAAGTTTCTTTTCCATATGTCTTAAATATTCTTCCCTGTTCTGTAATATCTTCTGTTGCTTTTAAAAATGGTTTTAACATATCTTCTGAAAAATTATCAGTGGATGGTCTTGAAATAGGCGCACCACCACCTGTTGGTAGTTTATTTTTTAACAGATAAGGTTTTTCTTTCTCAAGTTTGTTTTTTACATAATCTTGAACTGGTAATTGTTCGTACCCATCAATAACAACTGGTATGCCTTCTTTAATTTGCATCTGATCTTTTGGTACAAGATTATTTAATACCAATTCTGGGTCGTGGGTTATTTCAGATAAAGCTTGCATTGCAGGGGCAATAAGTTCAAGTTCCCTGTTTCTTGCTGTTAACTCTTCAATTCTCTTTTTATCTTCAGCAGATTTATCTCTGTATTGCTGTTCTAATTTCTGTGTAGCTTCTGTGTACTTTCCTTCACTCTCAAGCTGTTCTCGTTCATGTTTTTGTTTAAACGCTAACAAAGATTCGTAATCCTCTGGAACTTTGGTGTCTTTTTTTTGATTTTGGAGCTTGCCTATCAGTTCGTAGTTTTTTGCTTCTAATTTTTTAATTGATTCTTTTAACTGTTCAACTTCTGGGTTGTTTGGTGTTGGCGGCGTAGCCACCTCTTTGGTTTCTTCTGACATAAATTAAAGCGTAGCCTTTAAAAATTAATATATCAGATTTATGACCATTTGACTTTATCAGACCAAAATGCAGCACTCATTTTACCTTTTGCAATATTTTTTGCGTGTCTTGCCTTAAATGATCTTCGTTTTGCTTTATCTGCATCTGACTCGCCTTGTCTGGGTGGTTTATTTTTTGCACCTTGCATACCAAAACGAATAAGCTTTACCTTGTCACCTTCTTTGGCTAAAACAACATGGGATTTTGTTTTATGATTTGGTGTTCTTTTTGGTTTATTAAAACCAGCAAGACCAAATTTTTTTATCCTAGGGTCACTCATCTTTTTCTGTATTTTTTGAATATGGCCATATCTACTGTTCTTGCCTTATCTCCTCTCATATAACTATTTACCCGACCCATTGCCCATGCAGCCATTGGTACATTACGAGAACCACCAGAAAGATATGCGCCTTGGCCTTTTCTATACACTTCTGCAAGCTCGCCATATTTAAACTTTGTGCCTTCAGCCTTTTTCTTAAGACTTTTTTTTACGGCCTCGCTTAGTGGTTTTCTTCTGCTTTTTTGTGACATCTTGGGCAACTCTTGATTTTTGTACCGCTTTTATATCAATAAAAGCACCTTCTTTGTAAAGCTTTGCTGTTCTTTTAATCTCAGCAGCTTTTGCCGCAGGGTTTCTTGAACCTGACAAATACTTTTTAGCAATGCCAGTTTTTTTATCCTTAGGAACCCTTCTTAGCTTTCGCATCTTTCTTTGGTTTTGGTGTCTGCTTTGCTTTTTTTGCTTCAGACAATCTTTCAGCTAGTGACTTTCCCATTACTTTTTACCTTTTTTCTTTTTTTTCTTTGGTGGTCTGCCGACCTTAGAACCATAGGTTCCTTTTCCCATTGGCATGGTTTTTTAAGCAACTATTAATATCATATCTTTTATTTTGTTTTCCGTCTTGTTTTTTTCTTTTTCTTACCAGCTTTTGATAAAGCAATAGCAACAGCTTGGGTTCTTGAGTAACCTTCCTGTATAAGTTGCCTTATATTGCCTGTAATTGTCTTTGGTTGTCTCCCTTTTTTAAGTGGCATTTGGATATTTTTCGGCTAACTTCTTCAATGTTAGCTCTGTTCCGTCATCTTTAATTATCAATCGTAAAGCCTCTCTTGGACTTTTTCTCTTTTTATCAATTAAATAATTAAAAAATTTCTTTTTGCTTCCGAGTGTCTTGTCTTGTATTGACGGATTATCTCTTAACCATGTCGCATAGTTAGTATCTTGTGGCACTCTTCCAGTGGCACTTGGTCTGGTGTCAGGAAAACGTCTGCGTAAATCTTCATCATCTATTATTGGAACAGTAGTTGATCTGCAGTTAAAATGCTGTGGTGGTAAGGGTCCTTCATTGTATTTAAAAATTCTGCCATCTAAACTGCCGCAGATTTTACTTGTTCTTGCATCTAAAGTTGCAACGTATTCATATCTTTGCGTGACATCTTGGTTTGCTGCGTAAGTTGCTTGACTCACAGCATTTTGTACTTGGTTTACAGAGGTACGAACAACAGTCATTACCTGTGTATTTGCAAGACGCATACCATCGCCACCAGCAAGTCTTTGTGCTTTTGCTGTCATATTTTGATTTGCACCAAACTGCAACTTACCTCGCAACCTTCTTGCAATCTTTGGTATTGATTCGCCTTCTGTAATACCAATACGAATCTGACTTGAAATAAGTTCTGCCTGTTTTGTAGATATACCACGAAATGCTTTAGCAACAACCTGACCACTTGGTAAAGTAATTGCAGACCCTTTGGCAGCAGTTAATGCAAAAGTTCTTTGTACGGTTGATTCTAGATCAGTTGGTAATGTTAATATATTGACTTCTGTAGGGTCAGTAAAAACAACACTTCGAGCAAAGTCAGGCGATATTTTTACAGTATTAACACCAACAGCACCTTTGGGTAATACTTTTTCAAGCTGATCTTTTACAAACTCTGTTTGAAATACAGCAAGACCTTGCAACTCATCTGCTAAGTAAACTGAACTTGTATTTGACCAACTCTCTAGACTTTCTTTCATCTGTACCAACATAGCCCTTATTCTTGCGACAGTAGCTGGTGCTGTTACCTCATCAATAGTCGCCAATTTATTCGTTAAATCTAAAATTACATTGTTGTAATTCGTAACAATCTGTCTAGCAACTTGATTGCTGTAGCGGTTTAAGTCAATCGCCTCTCTGTAAAAAGTTTCAGGTGTTGACATAAATTACTCAGCATCTTGTTCTGGTTCATCTTGTTCTGCCTCTTGTCTTGGCTGTGCCATCTCAACCATACCGCCACTTTGTGTTGCCTCTATTTCTTCCTCGACATCAAATTCATCTCCAAGAACCTCACCCTCAGTAAGTTGATCAAGAAGTGTTTTTTGTGTAATAGAACCTGAAGTGTAAAGTGTAAGTAATGCCTGTATCTCTTGTGGCTCAAGTCTTTGTGATAGGAAATCTCTGTTTACAAAACAACTTCCAGCTTCAGAGTTTATATATTGACTATGAAACATTAAACAGTTATCAATCATGTCTTGCATCTGTTGAGCTACAACCATCATTGTTGAATCGCCTTGCGATCTATCTATTCGTTTTGCTTCTGCTGTTTCTGCAGATAACTTTTGACCAAGTACTGCTGCAAGACCTAATTCATTTATTTGACTTTCCAACCTATCAAGTCTACGAAACTGTGCATCATAACTTTTACCATCTGGTTCAATATATTCAGCACGACCATCTGCTGGAAATGCAATAGCCTCGCCGGGTCCAGCCGATACCTCTTCAGCATTTTGCGGAAAGCCATAAAAGGCAAGCATTGGTACTGCCGATATATGTAATTGGTTATCAAGATCAGATTGTATTTGATAAGCTTTTAAATTTAATTCTGCTATATCTGCCATTGGTGGTCTTGAATCAAGAAGATTAACCCTGTTGGAATAAGCAACAGAAAAAGGTATTTTATCTACTGGCATTGTGCCTTCATCTACTTTTACAAACTTACCTGTCTTAGCTTTTCTATGTATTTCAAAGTTGCCGGGTGTTAACAAGCGAACTTGCTCTATAATCTTTTCGCCATAAAGGCCATCTGGTTCAGATACTTTTTCTTGTAGCCTTAACTGTGTAAACTGCATTTGGCCATCTACCATTTCTGTTCGCCAGCCAAGAATATCTCTTGGTGTATAAGTTACCCAATATGGTCTGCCATTAGAGCCACTTGCTGGTGCATCTACCAAAACGCCAATATGGCCATAACGAATCATTTTTCTTGCTGTCTCATATGTCCATACATTGAGATCATTACCTTGTAAGTCAACATCAAACAGTTGTTCTCTTATGGCATCTCCTGTCTCGTTTAGTCTTACTGGTTTACGAGTAAGCATACCAGCCAACATTCTTTCTAACCTAAGAAAGTAAGGTGGACAAACAGAACGAGCTAATCTGTTGTCATAACTTTCATCAAGTTCCCTAGGTTCTTGCATCAAATACTTTCTATGCTTTGACCTCATCTGATATGTACCACCAAGTAAATCTTCTATTAATATCCAATGTGGTTCTTGCTGAAACCATGTATTATTAGGGTCATTTATTTCTGTACCCCTACTCCCTGCTGTCTGTCTGTTGTAATGACTATAACCAGAATACACAGTTTTGCTCCATTGTTTGTTTATAGTTTAGACAATAATCTTAATAAAGCCTAATACCAGTTTTGCGACCAGCCCCCATATGTAAGGGATTGAACAACCTCCAAGTAATGTAACCCAGAGCATCATTCATATGATCGTACCCTGCATCCTTGTCTGGTTCTCCTCTTTCGTTATAACTTTGCAATTCTAAACATTCAATCAACTTTACAGCTTTTTTTGAAATCATTAATCTTGTTTCGCCTTTACCATTTAAAAGTAAACCTTGCACAGAGTTAACCCTATCTCGTACTGGTGGGTTTGACAAAGCAGATTGATTTACAAAACCATAGCTTTCTAATATTTGGATGTCGGTCTTTGTAGCATTTGTACTTCTGTTTCCACCTGACGCATCAGGATAGATATAAATTTTGTTGAAAGGGTATCTTCCTTTGATCTCCTTTGCAATGCTGTCTGTGTCGTGACTTTTTGCGATTTCATCTATAACCATAAATTTATTTCCTACTGCCACACCGATTACTGCATTCATGTTGCCAATGTTAAAGTCAATTCCAATTCGTAAAGGTTCATTATCATCAACATATGGATTATTCTGTAAAACATGAATTTTGCGATCAAACTTATCGTAGACTTGCCCTGTGGTTAAGTTGCAGAAGTTTCCGTTGAGGTAAGCCTGTATGAGTTGTGGCGGGTAGTTTTCGAGTAATGAATCAATAAATCCCTCAGGTAGGTAAGGGTTGTCTGCAGTTTTTGCTTTTATCAACCTTGTATCTTCTTTGGCGTTTTTTTCAAAAGTATCAAACGCCCATGAGTGACCTTCAGGTGTTGTAGTTGCGTAGAACTGTTGAACATTACCTGACCGCAGTCTAGCAAGAGCCATGTTCATTGCTTGTTCGGCATCCCGTTTTGCAACAGTATCCGCTTCATCAAAACCGACAGCACATAAGTTTTGACCACGCAGTCTTTGGTAGGTCAATATGGTTCTTAGCAAGATAGTGTGTACACCTTCCTTAAATTGAAGTTGGTATTCGGGCAACGGACTGGCTCTGAATGTATATGGAATCTGCCATTCATCTAGCAAGTCATTCATAGTTCTCATTAAAATATCCCGAAGCATAGGTGCAGTTGGTTCAAAGATTGCTGAGATATGACCAACATTCATAGATGCAAGCAAGATGCTTTTACTTACAAGTGCATATGTCTTACCAGCGCCAAAACCACAGACCAACGCTAATTTTCTATGTTCTGTATCTGCGCAAAACTTTTCTTGATGCGGTAGTAGATTGGATGTAATTCTATCTTGAACTGCCTTTGTAGAAGGTATATCAAATAGGCCATCGCCAAATAATACATGACCTTTTTTAACTGTTTCAAGAATACTCATGAGCAAAGGTCAGCCAACTTGGCCGCAGTATTAATTGCACCAAGGGCAATATTTAGTTGTCCATTTCGTCTTGCTTCCATCTGTAAAGTACTGCACTGACTAAGTAAATCAGCAATCATCTGTGGTCTTTCTATATCCCAATCTGCCCTTAATTGTGTTCTTGCTTCTTTTAAATAATTATCAACAGTCCTCTTGCTGACCCCCCAATTTGTTGCAGCGTATTGTATACAATCAGACCTTCTACCACCATTGGCAATAATTCTTGCGCATCTTGCAATACGCATTTCTGTCTCTGCTTGTGTGGTTTGTGAAGCTGCCATTATGCTGGTTTTTCTATTAGGTATCCAGAGAAATCGCCAAATTTAAACCAATTTATGAAATCGCCAGCAAGTTGATCTTCCGTAATAGGTCTTTGTACACCTGACAAAGATAATTCTTTTTCAATTATCTCATCTGCATTTGTACCAGATGCTTTTTTGCCAGCAAGTGTAAGACGATAGAAAACAGTTGAAGCGTAGCCACCAATTGGTTCTAACTTGTCAAAGACAATGATTGCCCCTCCGGGTTTACATTTCTCTCTTAGTCTTAGCATAAGATTAAATCTTTTGGCTGGTGGTATAAACATTAAACATAAAAATAAAACAGACAAATCAAAATCTTTTGCGATAAATGTTTCTGCTTTGCTGCATACAATCTCGCCCGGTGCGTTATAAAGTTTTATCATTTCTTCACTAGGTTCTATGCCTATCAAATGTGCTTTTCTCTTTGTAAGTATTGGTTCTAATGCTCTACCAATGTTGCCAGTAGATGCACCAAAGTCATAAACAAGACCATTTTCTGGAATATAATGTCTTGCCACATGAAGTATTGCATTTGTCGCTAAGTCATACCAAGGTAACTGTTCTCTAACATGACGATCAAAACCTTGTGCAACACCAGAGGTTTCAAAAGTCCAGTTTGTAGGTATGTCCATTTAGATTTTTTCTAGTATTTCTTTGGCTACAGTTTCAGCAACTTTGGCCATCATAAGTGGTGGTACAGCCCTACCGACTCTTTCCCACTTTTGGTACAGATTACCATGCAAAATAAAATCGTCAGGAAAAGTACTTATTCTTTTTAGCTCTTGAATTGTAAACAAACGAGGTTCTGACCAATGATATTTATCCATAGTTCCCTGCACTACAGTATTAGCAACACGAAATGGTGATTGCTTAACATGTGAGAAAAATTTATTTTGACCAGTAAGTTTTAAAGCTGCTTTATAAAATTGATCGCCGGGTTTTGTAAGTTTCCATAATTTATAGGTTTCTGTAGTAGGGTCAATATGTTTATATTCATCAGATTCTTCAACACCAATTAGTGCTTCGCCAACAGAATATTGATATGGAATTGGTTTTGGATGTACTGGTTCTATGCATAAATCATTTCTAACTCCTACAAAAATTGTTCTTTTTCTCATCTGTGGTACACCAAGCCATTGCGCATCTAGGACTTTACATTTTACGTTGTAGCCACAAGCCCTTAGTTTTGTAAGTATGCGTTTGAAATAACCTTTGGCAGTACCTTGTACAAGACCAGCAACATTCTCTGCCACAAAAACTTTTGGTTGTAGACCATTAAGGATGCGAGCATATTCAAAGAAAAGGTCATCTACCCTTTGCGTTGTTTCGCTGTATTTTTTTTCTTTACCCCAGCCTTTCTCCCTTTTACCGCCAATGGAAAAAGCAGCGCAAGGAGGGCTGCCATCAAATAGATCAAGTTCGCCTTTTTTTAAGTTTATTTTATCTAAAATATCATCAGCATTTATTTTTCTGATGTCTCTAGGGTCAAGAAAACTGTTTGGGTGGTTGGCCTTGTATGTTTCTCTTGCAGATTCAATAAATTCGTTTGCATATACAACTTTATAACCAGCGATACGATAACCAAGACAAGAACCACCACAACCAGAGAAAGTTGAAGCAACTTTAAAACCATTCCACGGAGTTGCTTCTATATCTACCATAGAAGGTATTTTGAAAACTGGTTTAGGCATAGACACCTTTTGCGATTCTGTTATAGATACCAATAGGAGATTTTGAATTAGGTTTATATTTAGAAATTACCGCATTGCCAACTGTTTCTGCAATCTTGCTGTCACCTAGCTGTAAGTTTGTATGAGGTTTTATTTTAAGGAAATCTAATTCAGGATAATGCATGCGTATGACCTCTTTTTGCCTAGGCTTGTTTAATTCTTCCCAGTTTTTATCTATCCATAAAGAAAAAACAGAAGGCTCAAAGTATGGGTTACAAAGTTGTATTTTGTTTAGTTCGCAAAGTTTTATTAGTCTTTTAGTGCCAGCAGATTCTAAGTTTGAGAAATAATCTTGCCTAAATTTTTTAAACTTTTGGTCATCTTTTGAGTAATGAATCATTGCTTTTTTAGAAAGACCAAAGTGTCCATCTGCAGCAACACCTGTCACAAGTGTCTCATCTTTAAATTCTTTCATTAATTTTATTAAGTAATAAAAAGGAAAAAGGCACTCTATGGCAGTTTTTTTCTTACAACCTACATTTTTTATGAGATGTTTTACTGTCTCAACAATCTCATCTCGATCTGATGGTAAAAATACAGGAACAAAGGTAAGATTAAATTCCCAAGCAAGTTTTCTTGCAGCTTCAAAATCTGATGAAAAATGTTTTCCGAAAGTAAACGAATAAACCCTAACCTCTTTTCCTACATCAAGAGCAGACATAACAACAGATGATGAATCAATACCACCTGATGTTGCAACACAAATTTTATTTGGTAGTGGTTTAATTATTTCTTGTAAAACAGTTCGTATATTATTTTGCTTTGCCACTCCACTCATAACCACAACTTGGACATCTGTGTTCTGTTTCTATATCTTCATCAACATCTTTAAAATCTTCAGGTGCTTCTGCATCTGTTCTATCATCCATAAGTTCTGTTAAATCTTCGGGTTCAAACCAAGGGTCAATCTCATGTTCCATTGATAAATGATGCAACATAGATGCATCCCAATCGGACAGGTCAGATGTTCTGTTGTCTGCAAGAGCCAAGCCAACTTTTTGATCTTCTGTAAGGCCAGTACGTTTTATCGCAATAATCTCTTTGCCATCAGATTCGATAACGCGAACATTCTCTAGGCCAGCAGCCTTTGCACCTTCCACAGTTCCATTGCCAGCAAGTACACGACCATCTTCATCAATAACGATTGATCTTGCCGCACCATATCTTTCAAGTGATTCTTGTATTAATGAGGCAGAACGGTCTGTTCTTTTCCTTGCGTTCTTGTGGTCTGGTTTGAGGTCGTTAATCTTGGTCATTAGATTCTGTCATTGTTTGTACAATAGCTTTTTCTGTAGGAAAAGAAAACATATCGCCTACTTTGGTTAACT